CCGGTCCTGCGGTGGCAAAGGAACCGCCACCCGACACGCTACCTGTGGTGGCGGTGCCGCTACTCGCAGTAAACGTGTAAAAACAAGACTCAAAGTTAGTACTTAGATCCCCAGCTATAACAGTTACTGAATAACCAGAGGAAGATTCCAGAATGCCCCCAGTGAACCCGTCAAAGCTCTCCACATCCCTAAACCTGACCACATCTCCCGTGGCTCGACCATTACCAGGCTCAAAGACAGTGATGACAGCGGACCCACTAGCAGAAGAAGTAAAAGCATCAGATGGTAAAAGAACTTCTACCGCAGGTTCCGACCTATCCGGCCTTGGATCCCGAAGAGCTTGCGGATCGGCTGAAGTCTTCACGATCATTAACTGCGGCGACTTGGCCTCCCACTCGTTCTTTCCCACAAGCATCCCGTTCCATTCCTTCCGCATATCTCGGAGACGGTACGCAGTGCCGGAACGATCTGAGATGCCTTTGGCATGTTTATTTGATGCATATCTAGCCATTATGAGGTCGCGCTAAGATAATTGTACGATGGAATAATACTGAAGCTCGCCCTGTCCCTGTCTTCCTCGGCGGCTCTAGTGAACTCCTCCTCATAAATAGACTTCAGTAGCTGCGTGCGTTCCGGTGCTATCTTTAAAGACAGATAGTAGGCAAGGCCCGCTGCTAGGCAAGGGTAAAATCGGAATGGAACCTCAACCGTGTCTACCGAGGCGTCCGCGTCATCAATCCGGAGGAGACGGTCGTATATAAAGATATCGGTGCTGTTTTCCGGGGTGGGCCATATCCTAACAACAGGTGTGATCTGACGATCCACATAGAACTGCGTCGGCCTCCCCGTGGTCGTCTTATTAGGTATACTCAGAAAGTCCTCACGGCTCACCCTACTTATAGAGATGTCGGTGCCGCTGCGGCGCACCACAGAAGACAGGATATCTATTGTCCCCCGGACATCCGCAATGCTTGGGTCTGCCGAGATGGTTGTGGTGACACCGGATTCATCGCTCGCGGAACTGGATATTGTTTCCCCGGCGGTGAAGGCACCGCTGGGTATGCTAAGAGTGATTGTGGTGGAACTGGGCTTGGTTAGAATGACGGCGGTAGACGCGCTGAGTTGTCCCGTAATAGTGTTACCGACAACCAGGTCGGCGGAGGAACCCACAGTAGCTGTTATTGTCCCCGCGGGGTATTCGGCCAGACCGGAGACGACGGTCTGGCTGACCTGATTTATGGTCCACCTGTTTAGACCCCGATTGGCCCAGTCCGCGAAGAGGAAATTCAGCGAACGACGGGAGGTGACCGCATCGTAACCAGTCCTGAACTCAGAACCACAACGCTCAAACGCCTCCTCGACGTAATCGGCTACATTAGGCTCAAAGTCCTTTGATCCAGAAACCGCCATTAAACGAAAAACCTTTCACGTTAGCCCCAAAGAGCCGCCTGTAGAGCAATCCCTAACTGTCCCAGTACCAGGAAACCCACTGCCCACAATATCTTATGGACCCAGTCCACTGACTTCTGTATGTGGTACAGGTCATTTGTCTTGATCGTGTCCAGCTTCTGCCCCAGTAGTTTCAACTCCCCACGAAGTTCTAGTATATCTAACTCATTCTTGCGCCCTAGATCCTCCGGCATGCTCCCGAGACCTACGAGTAGTCTTTTAAGCAGTGCAGGACTATCGAGTAGGTGTCGCCACTGCTATGACCCACCGTCGTAAGCTGGATATCCCCTGTATTACCGCCAGAGGCCGCAACATTAGGGAGACCGCTCATGTCGGAGTAGTCGAGCGTGTCCGAATAATCCGCCGGGAGTTCCGCCGCGATGACATCTGTGGAGGCATCCCAGAGGAGCTTGACCCCCATTCCTACATTGGAGAATGTGATCTTCTCGATGCGGACCCCAGTGCATGCCGTCCCGTCTTGCAAAGCCGCCAGTGCGGACACGTCTACCTTAACAACAGCAGACTCTCCGGTCCCGTCGCTTGTGTTTGTGCAGTAGATAACGGCTTTCTTAGGCCCGTCCTGCACGGTTGTAGCAGTTACAGCATCAGCCATTATAGTCTCCTCTCAGGAAGAGAGGGGATGCACCCCTCTCCCTATGCTTTATGCAATCTGCACGTATTCAATAATGAATGTGAAGGAGCCATCCGTTGTCGAATTAACGGTATTGGTGATGTTGCAGTAGATGGTTCTTTCGGCAGAAGTGTACTGAACCGAAACTGGAGCGGTCGTACCGCTTTCCGTCTGAAGCACCAGCGAAGGCAGGGTTACGTTCCCGACAACAACAGTAGTACCCCCATCAAGAATCTGATCTGTAACCGCAGCTACGATCTGGGCACCAGAACTGGAGGTGCCAACCTCGTAGCCAATATCACCAGTCCCAATTACAGGAGCGGTTGCACAGAATATCTTGATATTGGTTATGATGGTATTGGCTGGTTGTGTGAACTCACCAATGGCGGGGCTGTCGCCCGCCGTGCTGTTGACGGTAACGCCTGTAGCATACCCAACATGCTTAATATACTTGTTGGTGAAGATACCGGTGGAGGCTACCGAGGAAGTCTCGGTAACGGCTCCCGTTACAGAAGCAACATTAATTACCTTAAACCCGTTTTCCGAACGGACGGGACCGTTGAAAGTGCTGTTCGCCACCTGTCTTACTCCTTACGAGAGATGGGCCCTAGTGTCTTCGTAAGCGTCTGCTGGGACAGTCGCTAGGGCTATGATTCCCAGAAAAAAGTTTGGGGGGGCGTGTACCCCCCCAAGTCTTAGTCTTATGCGGCTCCGGGGGAGCCGAAGATGCCGCGAGGATCGGACCAACCAAACGCATAGCGTTCTCGGGCCTTGTACCTCACATTACCTGTGTCGAAGTCGCCTTCCATAGAAGTCCTTACGGATGTCCGGTTAAAACCTTTCAGTCCGTTTGGCGCATCCGTCATAATGAAAAACGCATCCGTGTCGTTGAGGAAGTGGTTAACGGCGTAACCTTCCGGAAGCATTCCCATGTTCCGAATGGCATTAACATCGTTATCCGAGCTGCCTGGTCTCAAAGTGGACTCAAGGAGACGATCCGCTGTGAACTGAAGTTCCTTCGGAACAATCATCTTCATACCACGAACTGCTACTTTAAGACCTCGCTCATCAACAAATCCCGCAATGTCAATCAAAGCCTGCTCAAGACTGGTCTCGTTGAGATCAGCCGCTGTTGCAAGCTCGTTGCGGAAAGTATTACCCGTCACAAGAGGATGGTCAGTGGCACAAAGCTCTATCCCATCGCCGCCTGTGTAGGTGCTGTCAAAGGCATTGTTAAGAACCGCGGCGGCCTTAACCTGTTTCGTTTGACTCATGCTACGAGCAAGAGCCTTCGTGTACCGGCTAGCTAGACGGTCATAAAGGTTATCCTCGACAGCTTCTTCCGTGATTGAGAAAGCAAGGGCAATTGTTTCCATCGTATAACGAGCAGTATAAGCTTCCTGCGCGTCATCGAAGGACACTGCGCTGCCTTCGCCTTTCGTCGGTGCTGCTCCGAAACCACTGAGCATCACTTCTTCTTCAAAAGCACGATCGGAACTTTCCATAGAAAAGATACCTTCGTGCTCACGATCATATTGATCGTATTCCATTCCGAACAATGCGTTCAGGCCGGGTTCCAACTCTTTTACGAGCTGTGCTCTACTGATAGCCATTTTTCAAACCCTCCTATACGCCAGTAGTTGAAACGGTACCAGCAGCAATGGAACCCGTGGGTGCATTAAAGCTGTTGTTCAACCTAACAATTGCGCCGATCCCGGCAGCCGTAAAATCCTCGTTAAGAGAATCTTCCACCCAGCCCATGACCCTAAGAGTCAAGCTGTTGGTGGTCGCCAAGGTACTAATAGCCAGACGGCCCAGAGAGACACCCGTAGTGTCGGTCCCAGTGACACCCGTAGACGTACTAGCATTCAAGAACACACTTGCGCGTGCCGTTGCTTTGCTCGTCCACGTAGCGTCGGTCGCAACTACATACAACTGACTTGGGTCATCGTTGACAAAGGCTTTGACCGGATGGTTACTATCCGCTCCGGATCCTGGCCAGTAATTGCTCCAGGTTGGTTTTCCAGTGACACTGGAGACATACTCGCAACCTTGAAATACGCCCAAGGCACTAACAGTTCCACCAGCGGCATTACTTGTGTGGTCGATGTAACCCGAAGCTAGGGGTACAACGATCTGCCCGTGGTAGATTTTGCCAGTGTTGTCTGAGGCAATCTCATACGAAGTATACCCCGTAAGGCCGGTGGAATTGGCTCCCCCACCCAGCTTACTGAGCGGACGGAGGCCAAAGCTCCCGTTAGTATTCGCCATTTCTCTTGCTCCTTAAAGCAATGGGGTTAAAACAATGGCCCCCTGAGTCCTTAGACCTTGGGGCCTCCGAAGGTAACACGCGATTGGCGTTCAGGTTTCTGAATCGCCATCGAATGGTGCTGGGTCTCTTTCATAAGATCATTGTCCACGGCCTGCATCGCATCTTCACTCATTTGATTGAAGTACGCTTTGCGCTCGTCAACAATTTCCAACGGAATACGAGCCAGCAACAAACCTCCCACGCCAAATACTCCTTCGTACTTGCCACTCTCCAAGGTAGGTGCCTCGAAGTCTGGGTACTCCTCCTTCCGCACTAACTCCCACCCTTCTCTTATGCGGGCAGAGATATTCTTGCGGTCGTCAAAGCCTCGAACTTCGGAACGAATCCACCTGTGAACGTAGCCTTCTGGCGGGTCGGGCGCATCCAATAAGGATGGGGGTCTCCAAGGTTGCCTGCGGGGTTTAGCCGCGTGGGTCTTAGAGGCGCGGGGAGCCCGATCGATCATCTCTTCAGACATCACCTTCTCCTAGCGTTTGTGTTTCGCGTACTGATCCAGAGGAACTCCGAGTTTTTTTGCAATAGCAACTTCGCTTGGAGATAACCGAACTGTTTTGCGCCCGGAAGAACCGGAGCGAGTGGCAGAGGCTACAGACTGTTGTGGCCTGCGGCTAGCTGTGGTCGAGGACCCTCCATTAAACTTGTGTGGAAAGGCCTCTCTTATTCGTGCGTCCACCTCATCGTAGTACTCAGAGGTATCCGTGTCAAAGCCTTCTTCCTCCACAAGTCTCTTGTGAATACCGAAGGCAGCAAAGGTCATAGCCTCGTCTTCGCCAAACCACGCGTTGCGGTTGGCCCATGAGACTGCCTCGGGGTCCGGTCTTACGGGGGGGGCAACTCTTCTGTCCCCATTGACCTGCTGCTGTTGCGCTTGCGGTTGCTGCGCTTGTTGTTGCTGCGCTTGTTGTTGCTGCGCTTGTTGTTGTTTGGCGTTTCTAACACGCTCTTCCTCAATAGCCAACCGCGCCATCTTCTTGTTCAGTTCCACCTGGGCCGCAGTGTCGTTCGTGGCTATCGCGGTCTCCATATCCCGGGACAGAGAGTCCGACTGGGAAGCTATACGGTCCCCGTACTCGGAGACATATCCCTGATCCAGGCTCTGGACACGGCTCTGTAGTTCGTTGTTCTGTGCTTGAATATCCCTCGCATAGTTTATGGCGACTTCTTGCTGCCTTTCGGCCTCCCGAGCCTTCTTAGTAAGCTTATCTATCCGTCTCCGGACGTTCTTACTGTAGTCCTCGTGCTCCGCAGAGCCCTCCTTCTCCTCCTCTGGGGGCGCTTCCAGTACTATGTCAACAGTATCCCCAGAGTCGGGGAGGTCCACTACCAAGTCGCCTTCGTTAGTCTCTGGCATGGTTCTTCTCCATGTTAAAAGTGCAGGATATCATCCGGATCCTGTATAACGGCTATGACCTCATCGTCATTCAATATACGGACCTCTCCGCCCTCTATCTTGAACCGGGCTCCCGCGTATCTACCAAACATGACCCAGTCCCCCTCCCGGCACCACGCTCCTCCGGGGAACTTTGTCTCATCCTCGTAGGCCAAGGGGCCTGTCTTCAGGACGTAACCGCATACGGTTGCCACGGACTCTCTGTCAATGACAGAATCTGGAAGTAATACCCCACCCTCTGTGCGACCCTTCCCAGCGTAGGGGAGGATCAGCAGACGCCATCCTGTCGGACTTGGCATCCTTTCCAACGTCTCCTTGGGTAGCTTAGTGGGGTCTAGTATCCGGTCCTTGGGCTCAACATAGGCGTCCTTTATCGATATAAGATTACCAGTTTCAGACATTTTGGCCATCAATCCGCCTTTTCTAAGATTTCTCTTAACTCCTGTCCTATATAGTCTAAAGATTCAACATTGCCAACAAGTTGTTTGTATTCTTCGAAATCTTTTGCCGAACCCGCAGACATAAGGTCACATATACGTGACCTACGTTCTTCTATGGCTTTAAGAAGGTGTTCTGCTAGAAGTATGCCGTCCATAAGATACCTTTAATCTGAGGCGCTGGAGAGATCTGCCGTATGGGCTTTTTCTTCGTAGGTGGCACTACTTGCTCTCTTCCTGCGCGTCGGGTGTGGGGGACACCGCCTTCTCGTAATACACTATGACCTGCTTCTGCTGTTCTATGAACCTCTTTAGCTCTGCCATGTTAAGGGCGAGCGTCTCGTAATCTCGGACGCTGATGGCATAAAAGAGTAGGTCGCCATTTTCTTCCTCAAAACGTTTCTTGAACGAAACGTAAGTATCTTCCGTTACAACGTAAAAGTGCATGTTGTTCAAGGATACGGGTCGGGGCCTGCTTTGGATCGGGACCTTGCGCTCAACCTCAACAGTCCGGATCTCTACTGGCAGCACCTTCTTAAACTCGGAGCAGCTACCCAGCAGGGGCAGGAGGGGGAGAGCCAGAAATAATCTCCAAGGACTCAAACAGCTTTGTTGTTCCATTGTTAATCTTCTTTTCTACCAGCATAGGTTTCTTGAGGCTTAATCTTGCCAGATCGTGTTTACGGAGCTTACCTATTAAGACGTCTTTGTAGTTATTAGCCGCATGGAGCTTGTGTTGGAGATTCTTGTTAAGCTCCTCAAACTTTTCCCTGTCGGCCATCATCGCATCAATAGCAGCATCCTGGAGCTGCTTTGCCGTTTCTAACTTAGCCGTGTTCTCTGTTAGAATGCGGATACGCTCCTGACTATCCTTATAGTAGTAGTAACCGCCGTAGACGGTTCCTCCCACCAGACCCAGTACCACGAGCAACACATAAATCTTCAGCATCACTTGCCCTTCGCCATGTAGGCCGTCATCCCCATATAAGCTCCCACAACCCCCGCCTGACCAATATAGAACAAGCCAAACAAGTCCGATAGTGCCTTAATACGGGCATCAGGGAAGATAGGCAGGAATACCGCCAACGTGAAGATTATCATGGATCCCATGGCAACCCATGCCATTCTTCTCTGGGCGTCCGACTTTTCATGTTGGGATAATGCTGCCGCGGCGGCTAACTCCGAATCACTGACGATTCCGTCACCATCCAGGTCTAATTCGTTATAGCTACTGTCGCTCTCTAGCTTCTTTTGAGCCATCACTAACTCCTCAATAAGGGATTATCTAAGGCCCTTTGCAGTTTCTTGTCCTGCCTTTTCTCGAAGGCGTCCAGCTTTGAGTCAATACCGTTGATCTTGGAATCAAAACGGGAGGCCGCAGATTCAACGATATCCCGCATGTTCTTCTCCGATTGCCGGGTGGAAGCCGATACACCATTGATTTTGGCATCAAAACGCTCGTTTGCACTAGATGCGATGCCTCGTATGGTCTTCTCGCCTTGACGGAGAGCCGACCTCGTCTCAGAATCAAGGATTCTGGAGCGTTTATCTACGGCGGAGATAGCGTTTTCTAGGGAGGCCGCATCCGACCGAGTATCCTGACGGGTGTCCCGGACAATTTCTTGGACCTCCATAACCCTAATACGCACGGACTTCATTTCCTTGGACACAGTTCCCATGGTTTTATCCATAAGGGCCAGTTTCTTGTCAAATCCACTCAGATCAGGGGCCGAGTAGGACAGAATCCTCTCTTTCATGTCCATATAGTCCTTATAGACTTCGAAAGCTCCGTATAACCCGCCGATAAGGGTAGATAACGCCAGGAGAGCAGCAAACATCCTCCCACCCCTGAACTTCATACCCCAAACTCAACTTCAGCCATCACAACACCCCTGTCCGCAGCAATCTCTGACCAAAACCCTGTTATCTAGATGAGCTTGCTTGATCTCCTCTTTAGACTGGCCCGAGTAGGCTACGGCATTATGCGTGTCGAGTAACAGCTGGTTAATAGTGCTCTCTCGACATACAAATTCGCCCAGAATACGACCAAACTTGCCCCTAGAACCATCCTTTTTTGTACGTAAGACCTGCTCAGACCCCACAGGCAACCGGTCTGAAACAAAAGTCTTGGCGAGCAGTCCGAAACTCTTTTCTATCGTATCCCGTGTCCTACTCTCCGGCGTGTCTACACCATATAGTCGTATTCGTTGCTTCTTTAGCCAGACAGAAAACCCGAGATCTATGTCTACGTCTACCGTATCGCCGTCGATAACCCTAACTATTGTGCAATGGTACTCGTACATATCACGGTCTCCAGTCAAAATCTACAAAGGCCTCATGCGCCCCATTCGAGCTGCCGAACAGGGTGTAGTTCTGCATCCTGTCTACCATGGAAGGACCGTCC